GGCATGTAGTGAGACACTACATATCAAGGGAGACTTTATCTATCAAAAAAAGTGGTTTGTTTTAGATACATGTAGTAAATTTACATTTTTCGTGTTTTCCCATTTCATATTTGACTTTTGGAAATTACACACACTATTTTTGTGTGTTTTTTTGATTTTTGGATTATGAATTGAAAAAACAGTGAAAATGTCATTTAGAGCTTAATGCTCTGGTTTTTATTTCAAACTTTTTTTATTTGTTATGACAAACTTTTTTTGTAAAAATATATATTTTATGTAAAGTATTTAGGAACTTTTTATCTTCGTCTAATATACGAAGATGACGAATATAAAAGGCTGTAATAAGTTCCATATTTTTTTATGTAACAATTGTGATTATAATACTTGTCGTAAAAGTCAATATGACCGGCATATTTTAACTAACAAACATATACAACGAATAAATACGAACAATGACGAACATGAAAAGTTCCAAAAGGTTCCATCTAATATTAAACAATACATGTGTACATGTGGTAAAATATTTAAACACGCATCGTCATTATGGAATCATAAACAAAAGGTTAATTGTAAAGAAATATCAAATACTAATAATATTCATACTACAGATATAGATAAAGAATTATTAATAAAAATGCTCTTGAAGAATCAAGATATAATGGATAAAATGATAGAGATGATGCCAAATATGGGAATGAATATTTCTAATAATAGTCATAATACTACTAATAATCAATTCAATATACAAATGTTTTTGAATGATCATTGTAAGAATGCTATGAATCTAACGGACTTTATTCAATCGTTGCCTATAACAAGTGAAACATATGATAGTACTATAGAGAATGGATTAACAAAAACAATAACAAATATGATGTTGGATGGTCTGAACGGTCTAGATATATTAGAAAGACCTATACATTGTACAGATGCAACTAGAAAAACATTATACGTAAAAGAATCGGATACTTGGGCGAAGGATAATGAATTGATACATATACTCAAGGGAATAAAAGAATTGTCTTTAAAACAACGGACTTTGATAAGTAAATGGAAGGAAGTGAATAAAAACTGGCAAACAGATGAAAATTTACAATCAAAGATGACAAATCTAGTATTCAATTCCATGACACAGATAGAAAGTGATGAAAAGGAAACAGGTAAAATCATTCGATCAATAAGCAAGAATGTCTATCTAGACAATGAAACAAAACAATCGTATATATAGTGAGTTATAATCCACATCTAGATTTACAAATCTCATAATATTCTGTATTAATTTCAAGACCAATACAATTTCTCTCAGTATTTTTACTGGCTAGCGCAGTTGTTCCGCTTCCTAAGAATGGGTCTAATACAATCGATCCCTTCTTACTGAACAATTTAATTAAATGTTCGATTAAAGCAATTGGTTTGACTGTAATATGTGTATTATTTTCTCCCTTTTCTCTCTTACATGGTTTTGATACTAAGAAATTCTTATCATATGTTTCATTATATTCTTCTGTTGTAATAATATTAGCAGGTACTCTATCATTACCAATACCAACCTTTTGAGAGAAATCAAGTAGTCCAGTTTTAAAATTTAGTTCATTTTTAATAAAAGTTAATTTACCAATTGGTTTCATCGCTACACAAATGGGTTCAAAACAAGATCTAATTTGGGGGGTTTTAAAATCTTTATATTCTTCAATCAAATTGACCTTATCTTCTGGAGGCATATCCATTTTATTAATAATATGAGTAACACTCATACCTTTTGGCATGGATTGAGTATAATTCCAATTAATCATATCTCTAATTTCAAATCCAGCAATATCACATGCCATAGCAATACCATGATATAATCTAGGCGATGAAAAGGATAAGAAATAACCACCAGGTTTTAACTTTTGAAATAGTAGTTCGCTAAGTTCGAGATAATAATCATATAGTTTTTTCACTTGTTTTTTATCGAATTTCATTCCTTTTGGCAGATGTTTAATATGGCTATTTTTCTTTTCACCGTTAATTTCATCCGAAGACCATTTATTGTCCAGTTTATCAATGAAATATGGCGGATCAGTCAATACAAGATCAATACTATTATCATCAAGCGTTTTAATATATTCAATACAATCCGAATTATATATTTGGATATTCACTGGCATTATATAGTAATAAAATTAGTGTTTAATTTATTTACACTAATTTTATTTAAAAATATAATAAAATAAAAAGGAAATAAAATAAAAAATATTTCTATTTTTATTTCCTTTTTATTTTATTTCCTTTTTATTTTATTTCCTTTTTATTTTATTTCCTTTTTATTTAATCGGTTGACTTCTTGACAACCTTCTTCTTGATAATCTTCTTCTTGGCAGGTTCGGGTGTGTTGTCTTCAATAGCCGCGGCGACCTCCTCCTTAATATCACCCTCTTCATCAGAATCTTCTACTTCAGTTGAGGTAGGCTCATCGTTTTCCTCCTCAATATCATCGTCTAGAGCCACAGATTGCTTAATCATTCGCTCCTTGTCATCATTAGACAATTGAATTTGGCATACACCACGCATTGTTGCCTTAGGCTTGACCACACCTTGGAATAGTCTCCAGGTGATTCCAAACTTACCATTGGCAAACCAAAGACCGCCACATTGAATTACAAGGGCTACATGCGAACCCTTAGAAATAAGGTCCTTTGGGGTAAGAATACCACCATCGGGGTCTGGGAAAATCGAACGCTGGTCTACATCATAAAGCTCAGTTTTCCACTCACCTTCCCAGAATGGAATCTTTACCTTAAGAATTGGAGCACGAGTGAGATCAGGCTCAAGAGTATTCTTGTCCTTGGGATACTTCAACATAGGTGTCCATAGAGCATCAATAGCATCCTCACTCATCTTAGCCTTACCAAACCACTCCTTGGCATTTGCCATAGCATCAGTCTTAATCTTTGTCTCGAAATCAATCATATTATTCATAAAATCAGTTGTATCTTGAGTAGCATACTCAGTATTGGGGAATTGAAGCGACATTTCATAACGCTCATTGCCCTCATAATCAGTAACACCCCAAGTCAACATTAGGGGTGTGGAAATGTAAGTTGCTGAATTAGCACTCGCATTCAAAATACCAATACTCTTTCCACCTCGGGCATCAACCTTAGGTTTGGAATATTTAATATCGGAAGCGGGGGTAAAATTAGCACCTGAAAGAATTATCTTAGAACTCATTGTTTATATGTAATTAATAATAGAGATGATTCTTTAAATCAATTTTTTTTTATAATTAATTAAAATTAAAATTAAAATTAAATTCTGCTTGATTTATGAGTTAAGAATGAATTAAACTTTAATTAATTTTAGCTTGATAATGAAAAATAATGGAAAATAATGGAAAATAATGGAAAATAATGTAGTGTGGTTCATAACAAAAATTAGTGTAGTATTATTATTTGTATTGTAGAATGGGATTATATGTAATGTAGAGTAAAATTATGATATAAATATAAATATAAATATAAATATATATTAATGACAGACAAAACATTAAGTCCAAAGTCTTATTTAAATAAAAATATATTCGATAATGTATCTAATATAAAAAAAAAGAGAAAAATTAGAGACGATGAATTTAAGATGATAAAAATGGAAGAGTATGAACACGTGATTAATTTTCAATATAATGTATCTCAATTAAAACAATTATGTTTACATTATAAGTTACGAAAGACTGGAAATAAGGAGGAATTAATTAACAGAATATATAATTATTTAAAGTATTCACTCTACGCGATAAAAATACAGAAGGTATATAAAGGTTATATATTGCGTTCATATTTAAAATATATTGGTCCAGCTGTAAAGAACCGTAGTATTTGTATAAATGATACAGATTTTGCAACATTAGAACCTATAAATGAGATCCCATATAACCAATTCTATAGTTTTTATGATAAAGAAATGAATGTATATGGGTGTGATATAATTTCTCTCTCGGGATTATTATCAAATACAAATACAAATACATCCAATATTGAAAAGCCTGTATTAAATCCGTATAATAGAGAACCAATTGAAAAATCCAGTATTAACGAATTCGTAAAATATTTAAAATTAGCAAAACTAGCAAAGATACAACATAAAACAGAAAATGAGGTGGAACTAATAGATCCAGCAAAACAACTAGAGATGAAAATAGTAGCATTATTTCAATATATAAATGAACTAGGTAATTATACTGATAGTAAATGGTTTTCAAATTTACCTAGACATATGGTAGTGTTATTTATTAGAGAAGTGTATGATATATGGTATTATAGAGCCCAATTGACCCCGGCATTGATGAGAGAAATTGTACCTCCGCATGGGAATCCGTTTTTAGGAATTCAATTACATTTAGCTCAAAATCAAACATATGATGCTTTAATTAAAACAGCAATAAGAATTATTGAATATTTGGTAAAATCTGGACGTAATAATGAAGATCGTTCTTTAGGAGCATATTATGTTTTATCAGCGCTTACATTAGTAAGCGAAGAAGCAAGAGATAGTCTACCATGGCTATATCAATCAGTTGCTCATTAAAAAAACGGGTATATTAATTAATATTATTTAGGAGATTATTTATGACTGTATCCAATCATAAATAATATATATATTGCGTATAAAACACTTAAATAGATATATATTATAAGTGTATAATGGTTAGAACAACAAAGACTACTGCTACTGCTACTCCTACTCCTACTCCTACTCCCACTAAGTCTGCCACTAAGACTGTCACTAAGTCTGCCACTAAGACTGCCACTAAGACTGCCACTAAGACTGCCACTAAGTCTGCTGTCGTGACTCCTGTAGTTGTTACTGCTCCTGTGGAGATTGAGTCGACTGACGAACCAGTTTCTACTGAGTCAACTATTTTTGACCAGTTCAGCGGTTTTATGGGAAAGCTTCAAGCTGTAAGCTCTTCAATGTCTTCTCTAAGAACTGAGTTCCGTGGACTTGAACGTCAAGTAACTCGTGAACTTAAAGCTGCTGCCAAGCTTGCGATTAAGCGCAAGCGCAAGTCAGGAAACCGTGCTCCTTCTGGTTTCGTAAAGCCTACACTCATTTCTAATGAGCTTGCTGCTTTCCTTGGTAAGCCCGAGGGATCTGAGATGGCTCGTACTCAAGTGACTCGCGAGATCAATGCGTATATCCGCGTACATGAGCTCCAAGACGCGACCAATGGTCGCAAGATCATCCCCGACTCGAAACTTACAGGTCTTCTTAAGATCAAGCAAGGTGATGAGCTCACATACTTTAACCTTCAAAAGTTTATGTCTCCTCATTTCGCCAAGGCTGGTGATACAATGGCTCCTATGTCCAATATTCCCCTTCCTAATGCCTCTGTTTAAACATAAAAAAATATTTTTATTAACTCTTAAACCCCAAATTATTTCAAATATTTATTAATTATTTCACACATTAATTAATAAATATAAAATCTTCTTTTTCCATAATATTTGTTAGATTACTTAAATTAATTGGACCATTTACAATTTTAAAATTATCATAATGTTTATATTCTTCCATTAGTTTCAAATCAAACATGATGAGAATATTATATAAATCATCAATATTATCAACATAATCTGTGTGTTTTTCCAACCACTTATAAAAATTATCCTCAGTTGTTTTTTTATATTTTTTAAAATACTTTAATGATTGATATAGATTTGTTTTATCGTTATAAATATTATAATCTGTACCAGATACTATACAAATATATTTGAACTCATCCATAGATAATTTTAATTCAGATAAAATTCCCTTCATATCGTACAATATAACATTTTTTTTTAAGAGACTTAAATAACGCAATACTCTAGGACAACCATATACGAACAAATCCATATCTTCACTTAAACAAGCATGCGCTTTATTTTTACATACCATTTTTGCGCATAGTTTATCTGCTTCGCCTGGTGCATCTAGATAGGATACACCGTATGATTGCATTAACAATTTTACATTTTCAATATCTATATGAGTAATTTTTACAAAATCCTTTTTCAATGTGTCTAATTTATTCATTAGTTCCTTTTTTTCTGGTTCAGTATTTAAATTTTCTAAGCCTAGTTTTAGATCGTTATATTTATTTTCGGCTTGTTGCTTATGTTCTCTCCTCTTTTTCAATAATTCTTGCTTCTCTTTTGGTGGCTTCCCATCAAATACAAATAATGGTATAATATTATATTTGCGAAAGATTGAAATCATCAAATAAAAGTTTTCCAAAAGCGTATTATCGGCAGCAAATCTATACATGTAGATGCTAGTATCTACAACAATTTTTTTATTACTTAGTTCAGATAAATGTATCTGTTTTACCGATGTATGACATTGTGATTGAATAAATCTATTTAAAAATTTGATTCCCATATTGTTTTGATATTAATACAATATATTAATCACTTTCAATTTTAATTATAATTATAAATAAAATTGAAATGAATTGAAATAGTTTTTTATGTAAAGTAAAAGTTATAAGATGGTCACTACAAGACAAGAAACAAATAATAATAAACATAAACAGTATGATATTGATTTTGATGCTGCATCGATTGCGTGGAGAGAAAATAAGAAAGAATTAAAAAATGGAATGTTCTCATATAAAAAAACTAAATTTAATTGTATTCATATATGCGAAAAAGGGAAAAAATGTAGAAAAAAGAGTATACTTAATAATGAATATTGTGAAATCCATTTTAATTAGAGTAAAATAGCATCATTTACATCTAATATGGTCATACGCATAGATGGAATTACTGGCAATTTTCCCAACCGAAATGCGTTTTCTATTTTAGAAATATTTTTATTGATATGTATGTGATGTGCCGATTTTTCTATCAATTCAATATATTTATCTATATTAGACGGTGTCTTCTTAAAGTTAACTAAAATATTATTATTCTTGTAACACCAATTCATAAAATCCTTATAATTATTCATTAATAGACCACCTATTATATAATAACAAAATACATTGGTATTTTCTCTATACAAGTGATTACAACTGGTAATATTAATCTTATTTTTGTTAGTAACAATACTATATTTTAGGTCCATAAATGTTAATATTTTTAAACATTGATATAATGAATGTCTTGCTTCATGATCCATATTTATACTGAATAACTTAATAAACATTGTATGATTCTCCTTATCTTTTAATGGAACATACATATAAGTATAAAACATCGTATTAATTATACGAGCCCACACTTCACAATAACTTTCATATACATTATATTCTATATTCATATTGAATATTTTCTTTAATTTATTATTTACAGTAGATAAATTCATATCAGAAAAATCTAATCCGAAACAATGGAAAGTTTCGTGAATAAATACTTTAAACCACTCTTCAGAGCGATATAATACAATTTCAGTCTTTTCTCTACATCCACCAGTCGTAAAACCAGTATTAACATGTTTCGCATCTAATGTGGTTAGTTGATTATCTGGTAAAACTTTAGTAAATGGTGTCAAATATAAATATAAATCTAATATTTTGGAGCAATCTTTCATTGATAATGTATCTAACATATAAATCCACATATAAATCATATATATATATCTACTAAGTAATAACACTAGATCAGTGTTCAAATTCTCACAAACTACAATATAGACGTTTATTATACGTTTTTTTATTTCACACGTAAATTGTAATACATGTTCGGAATTGTTGTCTATATGTTTTTGTATTTCCTCTGGAAAAAATGAATTGTCATACATAGCTGGTTTAGGTATTTGTGAAACCATATTTATTTTAGTTAATTTATAAATAAAACAGTTTCCTTTTGTTTTCTTTTTCTTTTTAATATATTTGTCTGCTTTTACTAATAAATCATAAAGCATATATGTTATTTTATTTACATTCTTAGCGTTATGATATGTATAATCTAAAATATTTTCTAAATTATCTATACTATTTATATCTATATTATCTATAATATTTGGCATTTATATTATAGATAGACTAATATTTAATCTATTTTATTTAATCTATTTATTCTTGTTTAATTCTGTTTCTAACCATCATTAATGCATTGCTAATTTCGGGTTCTGCTCCTTTGTTATAATGTAATAATTTTGCATTTTGTGTTTTAATCAATAAATCTTTTAATCCATCGTCTTGTACAAACTTTGCATATAATCCATTTTCAAGTACCTTTTCATCATTTCCACCATAGAAATCAGGGTCTATTTTAATATCCTTTGATCTCAATAAATCTGTCTTTAATTTACCATTCTTTGATCCAGCGGCTTTTGCTAAGTCAACATCTTTTGAAATCTTAGAACCACTATCTAGAGAGAAAAGAAGATAAAATTCTTTATTCGTATTTTTAAATTTATTAGCCTGATAATAATGTTCAACACTTTTCCATTTATGTGCATCTAATTCAAATACACTTTCATACTTATTATCTAACTTCCTTCGCCATTCAGGTATTTCTGATAATTTGGAAAAACTCTTTATATTTAATACATCTATTTTCTCTCCATTTCCTTTACCTGGGAGAGGTTTATTATTTGATCTGTTATAATACTGAAATACAATATTATTATCATATAATGTATTCTCAGAATCCTTTATAATTTCAATATCTAGGTCTATGGGATCATCTATACCTAATTCCTTGTTAAATAATTTAAACTGAGGAATGAGTTTATATGGTCCTGTTTCACCTTCTAGACATTTATTTGCGACCTTTAATTTAATACTATAAGGCAACTCCTTAAAATTTAAAATGCTATGATTTTTATAATCAATTAATTTATAATGATTACCAGTATAATCAACAATTATATAATATTGTGGTTCAAATATTCCCTCTTCTTCTAATATAGGGTCGTTTAGTTGTCCACATTGTAATACATTTGCAACATCTCCTTGACTCCATGATTCACTTGATAATATGACTAGTTTAATTTGTAAAATGCGTTCTAATGTGGAAATAGCCCATGTATCCGCCCAAAAATCACAGGTTTTTACTACCTTCTTGAAATCTTCTAATGAATTAACATGTTTCATTATTTTAAAGTCTTGTAATAATTGCTTTTGAACTTTAGTTTCTGACTTTATGTGCTTAAATTCCTCACCGACTTCCTTTGCTTGTAACACTATAGCTTGTTGTTCGTCTCTTACTTTTGATTGCTTCAATCTATCTCGGAGTTCATTATTTAATTTACTTAGTTGTTTCGACTTTGTATCGTTTTCTTGTATAGACTCAATAATAGTATCGTAATGTAATTTATAATTTTGATATATTTCTTCAGTGGCTTCATCCGATACTTTTTTCCTTAATTCTGTAATACTAATATCTTTATCGATAGATTTAAATGCGTCTCTTATTACAGCAAATAGACAATCACCTCCACCTTCATTATCTCTTATAATATATTCATTACTTTTCATATATTTTTGAATCCATGGATTCGTTTTATTATCAATATATTCTTCTGATTCCTTTCCAGATTGTGCTTCAGATTGTTCTGGTAATGGAACATCTTCTCCATCTTCTCCATCATCTTCTCCATCATCTTCTCCATCTTCTTCTTCGTCTTCTTCTTCGTCTTCTAATTTCTTTTCCGATACTACAGATTTATTTTCAGCATCTTTAAGCATTTCACTAGTTACAAATTTATATATTAATGGAGTATCAATATTATCTAAATCAATATCACCATCTTCATCCACAATATTAGGAAGTTGACTTTCCATAATTTCATAAAGCCCAAGTTGATTTACAACTCTATCATTTTTAACTAGATAAATAGGAAAGTATATAATATTTTTATCAATAAATGTATATTTTGCTTGACCTAATGCAATAATAATATCAATTCCTAAAACATTAGTTTCATATAAAGATGCATCATAATCTGTATCGTCAGAGTCTAATTTTTTAATTTCAGGATAATTAATTTCGGGATTTAAAATAGAATTAACCATTATAGATTATTTATATATTTAATATTTAATATTTAATATTTAAATAATTACGTAGTTAATAAAATAAATTTTGAAAAATATTCATCGTTGTTTAATTCAGTCAAGTAATCCCACAACCGTTTCCGATTATATACAATTTCAGCATTTTCGGGATTATTTTCAAAATCAATAATATTATAAATTAATAATTCCTTTTTAATTTTAGATTTGGGCAATTTATAATAAGACGCGAAATGCTGTAATGTTTTCATATTACAATTTTTAAAATATTCTATTTCCATTGCTAATAAATTATCTTGATCGACATTCTCAAAATCTTCGGGAAACTCGGAAAACTCGGAAAAAAAGTCATCATTATTTAATAAAATACCAATTTCTGGATCATTACTATTACAAGTAGTATCTACTATTTCATAGCTCAAATTTTTAGTTGATTCACTTAGTGTGGTCATTATATTATATAATATAATAGATATACTTTTATACTTTTTATTTCTTATTTATACTATCAATTAGATCCATGTGTTTAAATTTACATTTGCTTGTAATACCAACATATTTTGTGGTCTTAATATCATTAATATTCGCGAATATAGAACTCCATTTATCTGAAGACTGTGGTGAATCAATGTTAGTAATGAGTATAAATAAATTTTCAGTAAGTTCATTATTTTCCATTTGTTTTGATTCATCATTCTTCATATTCATCATTTTTGTTTGAATATTAACAATATTCTCAATTACATAATCTAATGTAATAACATTATGTTTATAAAGACTAGTTAAGAACAAACTCATTGCTCGTCTTCGTTCATTTATAATATTCATATCGCAAAATTTATCGTAATTCTCATTTGGATCAACAAAAACCATATTATCAAATAATTTCATAAATTCTGAAATATTATTTGAAATAATAGGGACCATAAATTCGTATTTATTATTGAGCGCATTACATAATTTGGCATAAACATTACTATTGAATTTATTAGAAGTTGCCATATTGAAAATAGCATATCCAATTCTATCCATAGATGCATTATCATATTCTTTATTTTCATTTAGTTCATCGAGAGTAGTAAACATGTTTTCAACAATAACAGTATATGATTTATCAGTAAGTTTATTGATAAGAAGACGAATAGAATCGATTTCCTTTTCAATGCCTTCTTTTTTGATAAGTTCAGTCTTTTTGAAATTGCGAATAGTTTCCCAATCTTCAGATTTAATGTCGTCGTTATTATGTCTCTTCTTTTTTTTATACATTGGTTTATCATTGGATGCAAATTTAGGTGTTTTTACATAATCTGGAGAAGCAACTTGATTGCTAAGGATGTTAATTAATTCAATACTTTCAGCCGGCAATACAAATTTATTCGTCCAAGAAATATTTTCAAAATCTTTTAAAGAATATACCATTGTTGCCATCGTGTTATATAATGATATTATTATTATTATTTTATATCAATTTTTTAAATAATAATTTATACAATATACTTAAACATTATATTATTATTATTATTATGGATCATACAGAACTGGTAAATAGTTGGGATGAACTAAATTTAAAAGAAGATTTATTAAGAGGAATATATTCTCATGGGTTTGAGGAACCTAGTCCAATTCAAAAAAAAGCAATTAGGCCAATTATCGCAGGAAATGATGTGATTGCGCAAGCACAATCTGGAACTGGAAAAACAGGAGCATTTACAGTATCTGCTATGCAAAGTATTGATGAAAATATTAAAGAGATTCAATGTTTAATTATGGCACCTACTCGTGAATTGGCTACACAAATCCATAAGGTATTATGTGAGATAGGAACATTTATGGATAAACTAAATCCAAAACTATTTGTGGGTGGTAGAGCTATGGAAACAGACATTAAAGAAATATATGAGAGACCACAGATTGTAGTAGGAACACCTGGTCGTATTCATGATTTGATTCGTAGAAAAAAAATAAATACGAAGTCGATCAAACTTATCATTTTAGACGAAGCCGATGAAATGTTGTCTTCTGGATTTAAAGAACAAATTTACAATATTTTCCAATTTCTAGGCACAAGTATTCAAGTTTGTTTGTTTAGTGCTACGCTTCCAATTGAAATCCAGAGTTTAACCGAAAAGTTCATGAGGGATCCAATTAAAATTCTGGTAAAAACGGAACAAGTTACATTAGAGGGTATTAAGCAATACTTTATTGCTATTGAGGATGATAATCAAAAATACGATACTCTCAAGGACTTATTCGAACAAATTTCTGTAAGTCAATGTATTATTTATTGTAATAGTATTAAGCGTGTTATAGATTTAAGTGAAGCATTACGAAATGATAATTTTCCTGTAGGATGTATCCATAGTGGTATGGAAAAAGAAGATAGACAAAACGCTTTTGATGATTTTGTAAAAGGTATATCCCGTGTATTAATTTCATCTAATTTAACTGCTCGTGGTCTTGATGTTCAACAAGTAAGTACTGTTATTAATTTCGATGTACCAAATGATATTCACACATATATTCATCGCATTGGTCGTTCGGGAAGATGGGGTCGTAAAGGAATGGGTATTAATTTCATTACTCGTCGAGATGTTAGAAAAATTAAAGAGATTGAGGAATATTATGATACTCAAATCGAGGAACTTCCTAGTAAATTTTAAACTCGTAATTAATTAATTAATTATTTAATATTATTAATTAATGAATAGTTTTGAATTACCTATTTATCATTTAGACAATAAACATACTATTGATAAAAATATAATTGATGATTTAGAATTATTAGAAACAAATGGTGAAACTGATGCGAGACATTCCTTATTACAAACCGTTTATAATCCGACCTCCAAAATTGGAAAACTAAATCTAAAAAAACATACTGAATATTTCACAAATAATAAATTATTTTTAAAACAAACACAAAAAATAATAAATAATTGGAAAATTGACAATAATATAGGAGAAAAACAAAAAACATACGATAATTTTTATGAATTATGGGAAACTTTAAAAATCGACGACACTTTCATTGACAGATACTATTATGTAGATGTTGAGTTTTTTAAGTTTTTAAATCATTCAGGTCCATTTTTACAAATACTAAGCATATATAACTTACTATCACCTATAATTACATTACTGATTCCTATTATTTTATTGATAGTGCCTTTTTTTATGCTGAAATTCAACAAAGTTTCTATTAATATGCAAACATATTATCGTGTTCTTACAGATATATTTTCTAAACATGCATTGGGAAGTATAGGAAATATAATGGGTAAAGTATCATTGGAAAAAAGAATGTATGCATTAATATCAATTGCCTTTTATTTCTTTTCTGTTTATCAGAATTCTCTCGTCTGTTATAGATTCTATAAGAATTTCTATTCTATTCACAATGATCTGTTTTTACTCAATACCTATTTAACTACTACTATAGAAAATATAAATACAATGGAACAACATATTAGTCAATATAACACATATACGCCATTTTTATTGACATTACAACACAATAAAGAACAATGTGTAAATTTAAAGCAAAATTTAGATAAGATTAGACCATTCTCGTTAAGAAATTTTACTCAGAAATCGTCTGAAATAGGTTTTGTTATGAAATACTTTTATGAAATTCACACAAACGAAGACATACGTAATACTATTGAATATTCAATCGGGTTCAATGCATATATGGAACATATGAATGGATTGAAACTACTTCATAGAGAGAAATTAATTAATAAATGTAATTTTGGTAAGAAGATGAAAATGGAGAAATCATTTTATCCTTATTTATTACAATCTGATCCAGTCAAGAATGATATTCATATGAGTAAAAATATTATTATTACTGGTCCAAATGCGTCTGGGAAAACAACCATATTAAAAACAATTCTATTTAATCAGATTTTCACTCAATCATGCGGGTTCGGATTCTATTCAAAGGCTACTATTCCATTATATAACAGTATTCATTGCTACTTAAATATACCAGATACTTCAGGACGTGATAGTTTATTTCAAGCTGAAGCCAGAAGATGTAAAGAAATAATCGATAGTCTAGAAGATAAACAAAAACATTTTTGTATATTTGATGAACTATTCTCAGGAACAAATCCAAACGAAGCATCAGCAAGTTCTTATGGGTTTATAAAGTATTTGAATAATTTGAATAATATTGATTTCGTTTTAACAACACATCTAGTAGATATTTGTTACAAATTGGACAATGATGTTATTAATAGTAATATGAATGTTAAACAAATTGATGATTTCAATTTTGAATATACATATAATATTACACCAGGTATTTCGTCTATAAAAGGTGGATTAAAGGTACTCTCTGATTTACAATACCCGAAGAGTATTTTAGAAGATTCGATAAAATATTTCAAGGAGGAATAATACGTTTATATTTAGTTTTATTAATATCTTAAATAATTAATAATGCAAGAATATTTACTTAGCCCAATTACCTTAATATGTTTAGGAAGTATATTTATTCTAGTTTCCTTATTATTTCTTTATTTTAAGAGACACCTTTCTTTTTTAGAAAAAGCTCAAATGGATCAAGCCAGAATATTACAATCATTCATTGCTAATATGGAAATGTCGTCCATGATGCAACGAGGTTCCGGACCTGGACCTGGACCTGGACCTGGACCTGGAGATGATATTCCTCATCAAATGAGTAAAAAACATAATGATAATCAAGCAGAATTAATTGATGTTAGTGATGATGATTCTTCATCTGATGAAGAAACAGATTCTGACGACGAGTCTGATTCTCAAGAACCTGAAGTAATTGAATTATCAGAACAACCAGAAGACTTTTCTTATACAAATATTAAAGTAATTCAATTAGAAAGTGATAATTTAGAAGAAGTTACTCATTTAAAAATTGATAAATTAGTCGATGATGAATATGATAATGATGAATTTGATGATGACGATGATGACGAAGATGACGATGATGACGAAGATGACGATGACGAAGATGACGATGACGAAGATGACGAAGATGACAAAGATGACAAAGATGACAAAGATGACAAAGATGACAAAGATGACAAAGATGACAAAGAAATTGTTGAATTGACACAACCACTAGAAGTTAGTGAAATATCTTCAATAGCAAAACAATTAAATATTGTTAAACCACAAACAATTGATTACAAAACACTAAATGTCACGTCTTTAAGAGAAATAGCAGAAAGCTCTGGATTAATCAAACCAGGAGAGAAAATAAATAAAAAGGAATTAATCAAAATGTTAGTAAAATCTAAATAATACATTTTTCTCTCATATAATATATAAATGAGTTGGGGAACTTGTAATCAAGGATCAAATAATATTCACTTTGACTTTCCACCTATTATGATGGATGGAAGAAATTTTGCAAAATGGCAACCAGGAGCAGTTATTAATGAAAAAATAAGAGAAGAGAATAATATAAATTCTAATTGGAAATATAGACAATATTTAACAGAAAATGCTGACTCTGTTATTCAAGCGAATCAATTAGAAGCTTGTGACAATTGTTGTTATTGTCCTACTTTACAAACAAGTGAAGCTACATCAAATTCACCCTTTTTATATAAATCTTGCGTAGATAAATCACAACCATTTGGCTATGAAACAAGCGACTTGAAAAACCTTTACTTATCTTCTTATGAACTTCAATCTAGAATGGTTGCACCCGTAATTACACAAGAACAATTATTAAGGCAAAAAATTCCTAATCCTAATTAAATCTTTGATAAATTAATCTTTGATAAATTAATATTTTACATAATTTATATAATATTAATTGAATTCATTAAAATAAATGTTCAATTTGTTGAAAATATAGTGTAATGGTTATATAAAATATGTATACATTATTTTTCGGAACATTGTTTGTTTCATGTATGATGACAATACACGCGACTGAACAATTATCCTTTAGTGGAGGAGGTGCATTTGGAGCAGTGGAAATTGGTATATTGAAGAAAATTCGAGAGAGTTATCCTGTCAAATACGATAGATATACTGGTATATCGGCAGGAGGGTTAAATTCCGGATTTTTGTCGCATTTTGCCAATATTGACGAAGGAATCAAAGAAGCAGAAGAGATGTATTCTACTATTCGTAACAAGAACATTTATGAAATCCTTCCTGATACAGGAGTGTCATTATTAAATACTTATCCATTACATAAAACATTGACATCTATTGTAACAAATATGAAATCATCACCAATTATTGATACATTGATAGGCGCTGTCAATATGAATACCGGCAATTTAGATATTTATACGTACAATGATAATCATTCAACAGAAGATAAAGTATTGTTATTGATGTCAACGTCAGCAATACCTGTAGTGTTTCCACCAGTGAAATACAAAAATTATATGTATGTGGATGGTGGGACGTTGAGTAATGAATTATTAGATGTAGTACATTCCTCTGATTATTTGAATATCACATATATCACACCATATGAACTAATGGATGTAAATAATTCTACCATTGATAGTATTAAAGATATGGTATTGAGAACATTTCAAATTGTAAAAAATAACTATAATAATCCTTTTACTAGATTAAATCATGAATGTAACAACCCATCTGGTGAAATAAATTATTATTATGTTGACAGTAAAATGTTGAGCGGATTTAGTATGTTGAACTTTGATAAGGGTTCAGAATTGATTTCAATTGGTTACAATAATGTGAAATATAATAAATATACCCTTTGTTAAAGGGGTTTTTGTGAAATAAATTTATAATATAATTTATCAATTTATTTATCAATATAAAAAGTATTCGAATATTATAACAGATGAACTTAATAAGTATTGATGTGGGAATTAAAAATTTGGCATTATGTGTATTTAACGTTGAAAGTAAAGACAATTATAAATTATTAGATTGGACTGTCGCAAATCTATGTAAAGAAATAAATATAAAATGTAAATGTGGAAAAAATGCTAATTATAAATTTGAAGATATATTCTCATGTAAGAAACATATAACAGAAACCAATATACCAATAATTCCAACAGAATTGGAATTAAATAAACTAAAAAAGATGAAAATAGTAGAAATAAGAGAATTATTACAAAGTAAAAACATAGAATTTGATAAAAAACAAAGTAAAATATTATTATTTGACTATTTGCAACACTATTTAGAAAAAAAATATTTTATGCCATTTTCAAATAAGGTAAATACAAATGATTTAACTTTAATAGAAATTGGAATTAATTTGAAAGAAAAATTGGACGAATTATATAGTGATATTAAAATAGATACAGTCATTATTGAAAATCAAATAAGTCCAATTGCAAATCGAATGACAACATTACAAGGAATGATTGCTCAATATTTTATTATGAAGAATGTAAATGATATACATTTTATTTCAGCATCAAATAAATTGAAAGATTATATATCTACCAAAACAACCTACGCAGAGAGAAAATCAAAAGGAATAGAAATATGTGAAGAATTATTAATAAATAACGATCATTTTTCCAGTAATTTAGAGATGTTTAATAACCATAAGAAAAAGGATGATTTGGCCGACTGTTTTTTACAAGGAATATGGTTCCTTAAAGATAAGCTAATATATAATTAATGTGTTTGATTTAAAATTAAAAGTTCTAATTAATTAATAATGAATAGTTCAGAAATTATTGATATTAGTTCTTTAGATTCAGGAAAAACAATAAATATTAATAACAATGTAAATAATTCTTCTATGGGTGGTAATAGATCAACTAATTTTGGAATGGGTATTGAACTATTAATGAATGATAAAAAAAAAAGTAACGGTAATGGTGGATTATCATCGGATATTGATATTAATGATTTAAATAATTTAGAAGATGAATTAAATGAATTAACTATTGGTTCAGGAAAAAGTATGAAAGAGGCTAGAAGCGATATGTTTTCTGGTTCTTTCAAAATAAATGAAGATGACCATATTGTTGATGATAATGATGATATATCTCACTCAGAGACCATTAATTTAGGTAAATCAACCAAAAACCAAAGTTCAGATGAGAAAAAGACTTGGGATGGTTATGGAAAATTCAATAATGTTCCTATTAATCCTGACGTCCATAAGGTTTCAAGTGAACCTCAATTGAGCAAAGAAGAATCTCTTAAAGAAAAATTCAGATATTTACAAAAACTAGAGGAACTTGAGAAAAAAGGTGTAAAACTTACAAAACGATATGATATGGACTCTAATTTAATGGAAATGAGAGGGGAGTATGAAACCATTATATCTGAGAAGGAAAAGAAAAATTCTGTAAAATTCCAAGGTAAAATGTTAATGGCTGCTATTACTGGATTGGAATTTTTAAATACCCGTTTTGATCCATTTGATATTAAATTAGATGGATGGTCTGAACAACTTAATGAAAATATTGAGGATTATGATGAGATTTTTGCCGAACTACATCAAAAATACCAATCAAAGGCTTCCATGGCACCAGAACTTAAATTATTATTTCAACTTGGTGGTAGTGCTATGATGGTTCACATGACAAACACAATGTTTAAATCTGCCATGCCTGGTATGGATGATATTATGCGACAAAATCCTGATTTAATGCAACAATTCACAAGTGCCGCGGTTAATACTATGGGACAAAATAGCCCTGGACTTGGGGGGTTTATGAATATGATGAATGGTGGATCACAACAACCTCAGCAACAAGAACAACAACAATTTAATCAACAATCTAGAGGAGCACCTCCTGCCCCATTAGCAACACAAGGACCCAATTCAGTACCACCACCTGTGAGAGCTGGATATGTTCCATTATCTAATCGACCCGATATAAACGCTAGTCGTAACATTCCTGTATCTGAACAATCAAGACGACCTGAAATGAAGGGACCAACAGATATTTCTAATTTACTATCGGGTCTTAAAGTAAATAAAACAGCGGTTAATATTCAAAACGATAATGACGATAAAGGAAGCACCATTAGTATTAGTGAATTAAAGGAAATGCAAAACGACAATGTTCCTTTAAGAACTAAACGCAGAAAATCAGAGAAAAATACTGTATCGTTAGATATCTAATCAGTAAAAACAACTTAGATATGACATTATATAATAATTAGTTTAGCTAATTATAAAACCTATTTAAATTTAATCGCGTAAAAATAATGTATAAGATAATATATAATGAGTTTACGCGAACAATATCCAGATGGTGAGCCAGTTATGGCAGCATTAACATTAGATGATCTTGCTACAGATGCAGATGACACATCAAACCAAGTAATTATTCAAGAAGAAGAAGATGATCAAGTTACTACAAACCCTGCAGATGAAGACGACGAATTAAACCAAGCATTTATTCAAGATGATGAGGATGAAGATGAGGATGAAGATGAAGATGAAGGTAGTACAGACCATGAAATAGATACTGATGATGATGAGGATGATATTGATGATAATGATGATATTGATGAGAATGATGATTTTTTTTGGTACGGTGGAAAGCGCAAAAAACAGACCAAGAAAACTAAGACCAAGAAAACTAAGACCAAGAAAACTAAGACCAAGAAAACTAAGACCAAGAAAACTAAGACCAAGAAAACTAAGACCAAGAAAACTAAGACCAAGAAAACTAAGACCAAGAAAATTAAGAAAATTAAGAAAATTAAGAAAATTAAGAAAATTAAGAAAACTAAGAAAACTAAGAAAACTAAGAAAACTAAGAAAATTAAAAAAATAAATTAAATAAAATTGAATCAATATTGTATTATTTTTTTAAGGTAATCTAATAAATTTAAAGTGTTACTACTTTAAGTGATCAATTACTACCAATGATTTCTAATGTATGTGATGATATAAATAATCATATATTATCATTCCTTATAGATCCGAGTGATATACAAAAATATAAAGATTTGAATGATATAGATAGTAAAAATATGACTAAAATAAAATATTTAACAAATGATATATATTTCCTACGATTAACGTCAAAAAAATGGTATATTTTAATCAATAAATATATCAAACATTATTATAAAAATACTGTACTGTATTTTGATAATAAAATAATTTATGCTTCAAAAAGAGGAGACATAAATGTATTGGAATGGTTTAAAAATAACGAATATGAATATACACAAAATGAAGGGGATGAATCTACATGGATTGCATCAGAAAAAGGATATATTCATGTTCTGGACTGGTTTAAAAATAATGGATATACATTTAATACCTTAACACAAATAAGATTGGCTTCAGAAAACGGACACACATGCGTTCTAGATTGGTTTAAAAATAGTGATTATAAATTTAATATCTCAAAACAAACAAGATTGGGTTCAGAAAAAGGATATACACGTCGTATTCTAGATTGGTCTACAAATAATGATTATAAATTTCAGTATGATGCATATTCGATACATGGTGCATCTGAAAATGGACACGTCAACGTTCTAGAATGGTTTAAAAATAGTGGATATGAATTTATTTATGGTCAAGCAGCGATACATCGCGCATCTGAAAATGGACACGTCAACGTTCTAGAATGGTTTAAAAATAGTGGATATGAATTTATTTATGGTCAATCCGCGATACACCGTGCAACTGAAAACGGACATGTCAATGTTCTAGAATGGTTTAAAAATAGCGGATATGGAATTATATATAATGAAGATGCGATACACCGTGCATCTTTAAATGGATTGGTCAATGTTCTAGAATGGTTTAAAAATAGCGGATATGAATTTATATATAATGAAGATGCGATACGATATGCGTGTATAAATGGTCATGTCAACGTTCTAGAATGGTTTAAAAATAGTGGATATGAATTTAAATATGACGAAAAAGCGATACAATATGCGTGTTCAAATGGACATATAAACGTATTAGACTGGTTTCATAAAAGTGAATACAAATTTAAATATGATGAATACGCAATCGAAGAGGCGTGTTTATACGGACATGTAAACGTATTGGAATGGTTTTATAACAGTAGATATGAATTTAAATATAGATGGAACAATGTGATATGTGCAAGTATTATTTGGGATATGGGTGTAGTCGAAGGGTATGTGAGTATTATGGAATGGTTCAAAACAAGATATTTTGGCGATAGATATATATCTTTACCTCCAGTAAATACAAAAACAATAAGACTAATGGTGTGGTATACAACCAGATATAAACATTATGATTTAATTGAATGGTTCAAACAGAATTATACTGAGTTTACTGATGAACTAATAGAAGAGGTGATACTGAGCACGACGGATGTGATAGATGTAGAGATGTTATGGTTAGATATGTAAATTTGAATAAAAAAATTGAAGTTAAATCATATAAAGGTACATATTTAATTATAAATACGATGTCTGAAACTGGAATAAACAGTGCGAAAAAAATGTCCGATGTATTGGAGAAGACGAAAGAGAAGACTTTAAATATGGCTGTCAAAGCGAAGGAGAAGGAAGAGAAGGCAGCTGTCAAAGCGAAGGAGAAGGAAGAGAAGGCAGCTGTCAAAGCGAAGGAGAAGGAAGAGAAGGCAGCTGTCAAAGCGAAAGAGAAGGAAGAGAATGCGAACAAATTAACTAATAATCAATTAGCTGTTAATCAATTATTCAAACCATCAGAAGATGGCATTTCTGAATGGGTAGAAGTAGGTGATATTGAAAAATCGTCGCTAAATTGGTCATCTAATGGTAATCAAAGACACGGGATTTACTTCTCAGACAAGCGATTTATATGGGAACAAGAACCAAAGAATGGTAGTAAAATTAAAAAACTCAGGACAACTGGTTTGAGTGACGGTTATTTGTACGGAGCAAGTAGACCTATTCGACAAGATATACATAAATTTTATAAAGAAAACGGTAGATGTATTGTATGTGGCAGTAATTCGGATTTAGTAACGGATCATAAAAACGATTTGTATAACGATCCAAGAGTATTAGATAGTAAAACCCAAACAAAAGACGATTTTCAATGTTTATGTAATCATTGTAATTTACAAAAAAGCGCAGTAGAACAAAAGACAAGAGCCAGTGGAAAAAGATATGGTGCTACAAATATTCCCATGCTTACTGGATACGGAATTGATTTTATCAGTGGAGATGAAACATATGACAAAAATGACATAAATGCTATGGTAGGAACCTTTTGGTATGATCCTGTAGAATTTATGGAAAAAATAAAAAATGTAAAATAAAAAATGTAAAATAAAAAATGTAAAAATATATAATTATCTTGTTTATCTCTTTCTACTTCAATAACTCCATAACCTTATCATAATATTCTGTTGAAATTTCGCAACCCAAAAACTGTCTATTTGTATTTTTTGCTGCAATTGCTGTAGTTCCCGCTCCCAAGAATGTATCCATAACTACATCGTTTTCATTGGAATGTTTTGAGATCAAAGCTTCAAATAGTGGCAAACTTTTTTGTGTCGGATGAAAACGATTCTTACCACCTTGAAGTGGATAATGATAAATACCATTATCATATTTACTATTGAATGTAGGTTTCCCACCTTTTATAGCAATTAATGCTATTTCACGACAATTTGTTAGATAATTAACACTGGAATTTAATGGTTGAGGATTCGTTTTGATCCACTCGATAAAGCGAATTTGTTTAAATTTATACTTTTCAAATAGTTCTTTTAAATGTGAAATTTTCCATATATCAAAGAACATAATTAGAGTTCCACCTGGACGAAGTTTTTTATAGAATTCCGATACAAATTTCTCTAACATATCCATAGTAAATTTACTATCCCATTCTCCATAATCAGTCTTGACGCAATATTTTTTCCCGTAAATACTTCCATATTTCATATAATTAACTTTATTTGAGTCATCTTCTATTTGGTTGCTCGCCTTATAAGTATTCCATTCATCTTCTGTTTTAACAAAATCAACCTTATTTTCTTCATTCTTTTTTACAGTATTATAATGTGTATTCATTCCTGAATCTCTCGAAATAATATATGGTGGATCTGTTAATATTAAATCAACTGTTTTATCTGTAATAGTTGATAAATATTGTAAGCCGTCTACATTTTTAACATCTATACTAGAAGTTGAAATAATTTTATTTTCATCTTTAGTAGGTGTGTTCATTATGATTATATATTAGTATTAATGATAATATTTAAATTCAATTTTTATTTAATAGATATATTCTATTACATAAAAAATAATCAATAACAACTATATTTAAGTTTTTTTGTACATCCGTCATATACATAACCGTGACCTTCATCAATCATTATTTGATTGTCAATATTTGATTGTCAATATTTGATTGTCAATATTTGATTGTCAATATTATATTATCATTTAAAGATATTATTATATGTATACCATAATAGATGCGCCCGCCAGTAAATTTTAATGAACAATATACACGTGCAAAGAAGGCTGTACAAAAAGCAATAAAAAATAGAGAATCCATCATTCTCTATGGTAGTGGATGTAATGGAAAAACACATTTGGTGAATGAACTTAGTCAACAATTTATAGCAAATAATTACAATAAGGTCTTTTATTGTAAATCAGTTGCTCTAGAATATGAACCTATGAATGATAATCCAACATTGGTAGAATCAACAGATATTGATTGTGTCAATCATTCACATTATTTCACTCAAAATGAAAATTCAGGTGTAGTTTTCATTAATATGAATTATTGTAAGTATCCAACATATTCTAAAACAAGATCAGGTAGAGTTTAATTTTATTTTATTAATATTGTTTACAAATAGAACTAATAATATTAACTACAAAATAGTATATTGCAACTAAAGACATAACTGACCCTAAAATATACTTAAAATCATCTGTAATATCATGTACTAGATTTATTTCATTAATCAAATGTAAATGATCGAAATTAATAGTGTTTAGATGGGTTGGATTATAATCTATTAAGGATTCTTCAACTTCTTCTTTTAAAATAAACACAGAGTCATTTCTTCTATAAATATGACACATAATAATATACTATAATATCTAACAGCTAATAAGCTTCAATTATATTTAAAATTGATATAAACCTTTAATTATAATTATAATTATAATTATAAAATACTTGAACAATGAGAAATTATATATTAATAGATGGAAGTTATTTTGTATTTTATAGAGTATTTGCATTACAAGCATGGTGGAAGAATGCAAAACCGGATGAAACCCTGACTAATCCATTTACGAATGAATTATTTAAGGAGAAATATATTGACACATTTTTTTCAAAAATTTTGGAAATAAAAGAGAAACTTAAAATGATGGACGCTATTATTATAGTAGGTAAAGATTGTCCCCAAGAACAGATTTGGCGGAAGTCATTTTATCCAGAATACAAGAATGGACGAAATAAAGAGAAAAATAAAGAAGCTAATATATCCGATTTCTTTCGATTAACATATGAGAGTGATTTATTTATAAAAGCTGGAGCCCATCATATAGTACAATTAGACAAATTGGAAGCAGATGATTGTCTAGCGCTTACAGCCAAACATTTATATAACAAATACAGTGATGCAGATATAACTATAATAACGAGTGATCATGATTATATTCAATTATCAAATGATAGAATTAAATTAATGAACTTAAAATTTAAATCATTACTAGATTCAAAAGCATATAGTGGTGAACCTAAGAGAGATCTCTTTTATAAAACAATATTAGGTGACAAAAGTGACAATATCGATGGAGTTTTTAATAAATGTGGAAAAAAAACGGCCGAAAAATGTTTTGAAAATAAAGAATTCTTTTTTGAAAAATTGAAAACTGAAGATAGGATTGATAAATTTAATCGTAATAAAAGATTGGTTGATTTTAATGAAATACCAATTATATTCGCCGAAATATTTTATAATGATATGTTAACTGAATTATAATGGATAATGAAGATATTTATGTTGTGATTATTATAAATAATATATATGTTCGGTGGGAAACATTTACTACAACAGATACGATGGAAGATTTATATAATTTACTAGAAAGTAAATATAATACTGGAAAAATAATTATGGAAATTGGCGATATATTTTTTTCAAAATTTTTAAAAGACAAATTGTCAGATTTCATAGTAAACAGTTCAATAACAGTAAAAGTAACTACAAAAAATAGATTATATACATTATCGAAAGATAATGATTAAATATAACTAATTAAAATATAAAATAATTAGTTATTATTTTATATTTTATATTTTATATTTTATATTTTATATTTTATATTTTATATTTTAATTCTAATCTTCAAGTGTGTAAATGTGTAAAACTTATTCTTTTCATTTTTATTTTTTTCGAGTATTTCTTCGCCTTGTTTTTCGTACATGTCTTTGTTTTGTTTTTTTTATTCCTCCTCTAGCTGGATAAACACTATTTCTTTTATCTGTTGTTGCTGCCATATATATAGATTTCCAAGCAGGGACAATCACACGCATACCCATTTCAGTTAACAATCTATTTAAATTATCCAAATCAGTATCACCAATAGAATACTTAAATCCACCTGTATCAAATACCCCCATCATTTCGGCTGCTTGAAAAATTTCGTGAATGG